ACGGGTGCGACGTAACGGTAAGGAGCAACACCGCGCTTGAAACGGCTTTCTTCGGCTTCTCGAATTCCAACACAGCGGGTAGTGCGTGGGTCGGGCTGTTGGAGCTGACAAACACCGTGCTGGTAGTCAGACGCGTAGAATACAAGCAGCTCAAAGCTTCCGCCGTACCGTCGGTGTAGACAACGCTAATCACCGGGGCGGCAATATGCTTGGCTCCGGCAATAGTGCGACCGACGGCGCCCGGTTTGAGAATAAATGCGTTCCAAGTTCCCGTGCTACGGACTTGCCGCAATAGTGAGGTCACGTCAACTGAGTATCGGCTGCTTGCCGTCGCTCCGCTAACTGCGTTTGCGCCAAATGTGATCCAATGTGCTGAGCCCTGCGGAACCCCATCGCGGTCAATCCAATCTCCACCGATGTTTTTCCACGCCCAACCGGTGCTTTTGTCAACATGGGTCGCGGTGGCACCTATACCCCGCCAGTCATACGGGGCGCCGCCTTGTAGCCGCGAGGGCGTGAAATCTGTCGGAATTGATTGAAACAGCTGGTCCTGCTCGTACTGGTATTTGTGCGTTGCGGCGTGGAGCGGGAGGCTCAACAGCATGGCCAGCAAACACAACGCTCGGGCATAGATTTTCATGTCATTCTCCATAAAATAAAAGATGAGAAACCCACATCAGAAACGCAATCTCAAATAACAACCTCACCACCTCCGTAGGCCGGTCAAAAGTTTGATTTCTTGGATATTCAACAAACATGAGTAAAAGCGCTCGGCACAACACCGTGAGAAGAAACAAGGCAAACATGGTCCAGAGAAAGACTCTCATGGCTGTGACACCTTTAGGCCCATTGCCGCGGTAAGATCTTCTTCACGCATTTCCAAAAACCGATTGCAGGACACAACTGCTTCTTCAACATCCTTTCGAATGTCTTTCGCGCCGCGGCCACCTGCCACAAGCAGCTTCTTGATTGCGTGCTGCAGGCATGGGTCAGTAACCGCAAAGAGCTGTAGCACGCGGTACACGTCAATATGGGTAAAGGCGCGGACATCTTTGAAATAATGGTTGTAGATGCGAGGTGCGGGTTTCAGCATTTCCGCCTGTTTTGAGTGCGACGGGATGAGAATCGTATCAACTCGGGCTTTTTCCTTTAAAATGTTAAGTATTTGCTCACCCACGTCCGAAGCTGTGGCATTTACGCCGTAATTTATTTTCACCGTGGCTCCTGAAGAAGGCGGCTCAGGTGGTGGTTCAGCAAATGCCAGTTCCATATCTTCGAGACTGATAAACGTTGAGGGATCAGCCGTTGCTAATCGTGCAGCGGCGATTTCATCTATGGTCTCGTCTTCGACCTCATCTTCGGGCTCGGGGAATGGCACAACATTATGTACTTCATTGCTCTGAAGACGTACGTTCAGATCAGCAACGGCGCGTTGTAGGCAATCGTTTTCCTCTTTGACCCGGATGTTCTCTCGAATCGTCAACGCAGGATCCGCATTTGTCTCCAAGTCATGGATATAGCGCCGCAACGGGTCTGGCAGCAGGTTGATGTTTCCCTCCGTTGGCTTCCAATCATCTCGAATGATTGTCATGATTGCACCTCGTCAAGCGCCTGCACACCGGTATCGGTCAGACGGATGCGGCCGGCAGCGTCTGCGATGACGTAGTCGAGGCTGTAAATCTCGTTCCACAGCAATTCGCCAATCGGGTCGTGGTCCTCAAAAAAATGTTGGCGGGTAGCACCACCGTTTGTATTGCGAACATATTGCAGCGCTTGTTTATGGTTGCTGTTCATGATTACCTTCCTCCTTTTAGATTGACCAAAAATCTTCTTTCTTAGGACATTCAAAACGTGTAAGTTTCTTCACACTCTGACGACAAAAGACGGACCTCAAGGCCAACGCGTAAGTTTCATCCTCGGCTAACGGTGATGGCCTCCAAGCATAGCCGTTCTGGTTTCCAATTATCGGAGCATCGTACTCACTTCGAAGGCGTGCGATCCACCGTTTAGTGGTGGCAGGGTCTACGCCGAGCGTCGCTGAGAGGTGGGTTAGACTAACGCCACCATATTCCGTGGTGTTGCGGACAATGACCCGGATAAGGTCGCCAATCTGCACACGATGTGTAAGTATGTTCATGTAGGAGATACCTTCGTCACAGCGTGAACCTCGCCAATCCACATGCCGCTGGTGTAGCGACCTCGCCAATAATGGCGATAGGTTCCATTCACTATCCCAGTGCTTGCGCCAATCTCATCCAGTATGTGGGCGACACTGAACTTCAAGGTGGTATGCGGAATGGCTCTGCCGACATACGGCCCATCAACAGCGACGACCATGCCTTGTGGAAGTCTTCTCGACATGATGCGTTCCTTATTTCCGCTTAAGGCCTTTCGATGTCTCATTCAAATGCTTCGCGATCTGCGATTCACTGGCATTTGCCCATGACGCCTGGTTCCGCACGCAATAGAGCCGTTCAGCCCCACCTGCCCAGCGAATCTGGCGGCCGTCAATCGCCTGGCGGAACCCGGCGCGCTTGAGCTCACGCCCAAGGCCGTTGGCGGTGACCTTCGTCTTGCCTTCCGGGTCGTACATGGCGAGCAGCTGCTTATTCGTGTAGAAGTCGGAGCGCAGTGGGATGGACCCCATCTTCAGGATGTTCACTGGGTTGTCCTTCAGCTGCTGTACCCATGAGCCAAGGTCACTCTTGCCATCGCTAATCATCCGCTGCTTCGCCGACGTCATGAAGGCAGGCGCCGATGGGTTGAAGTCACTGAGGTCTATCTTCAGAAGATAGTCAAAGACCGATGGGCCACCCGTGGTATCGAGCCACAGCACGTAGTCCATGTAGAATGACTCGTCAAGCGGACCAACAAGAACCTCATGGATGAAGCCGCGACGATCGTGGTCCTCGAGAAAGAAGGTATCTGGCTGGTTGGAGGTGAAATAGTAGTTGATGCAGTCTGGGACGGTGTAGCTGCGAATGAACTTCGGGTTGAGCCGTAGCATCCGCTGGGTTATGAGGTTCTTCAACATCTCGTTGTCCTGGCGCTTGTCGGACCCGGTAACGTCGTCCCCGAGGATAAACTGCTTGTTCTCCGCCCACTCGTTAAAGTTGCCGTGAAGGTCTTTTTCCTTAATCTCAGTGAAGTTCTCGCCGTAGATCTTCTGCATGGTGTAGCCAATCAGGGACTTCCCGGTCCCGTGATGGATACCATGAAAGAGCACGGAGGTGAAGAGCTTCGTTCCAGGATACTGAATGGGGTAGGCCAACCATTTCAGGAACCACGCCATGGCGTCACGCTCAGCACCGGTAAAGAGATGCTTGAGGAGCTCAAGGAATGGCCCAATGTCTCCCTTCCGAGGTGTGCAGCCCCAGCCATTCCAGCTGTTCCACTCGTTCTGTGCGGTAATCTGAGGCTTGCCAGGCGCGTAGGTGATGCGGCTAACCTCATGACGTAGCGGCCACCGAAGCCACGCCTGCGCCGCTGGCACCGCCTTCATGCTGATAGACCCATCCGATTTAATGAGCTGCTCTGAGTGCTCCTGGTGGCTGAAGGCATGGCCTGAGAAGTCATTGGGCGACATCTTCATTCCATCGACCTTGCTGATGATCATCCCCGGGTTCCGAACGTACGTGACCTTCTTGTTCAGGTCAAATAGGGTTCGTGCCAGGGTTAAGGGCTGTGCTGTGTCGCGGATGAACTGGGCAAACATCTCCGTGGGGTTCGACAGGCTTACCAGATAATCATCCAGACCCGTCTTGCCCTCATCCACCACATCTGGCAGAAAGACCACATGAGGTAGCGCACCCCGTTCAAGCAGCTGTTCCGCCAGCTCGTTGAGAGCATCGCACACATGTGGGTTGCTGCGTAGGTCAGAGTCATAGACAATGTAGACGTAGCGCTTGACCCAGTTAACCTCTTCCAGCTCCTTCAGGAAGGGAACACCAAGCTTCGAGCTGCGGAAGGAATACACGCCACCAAGCCCGATGGTATAAAAGCCCTCCTTGCACGCCTTTGCCGCCTTGAACTCACCTTCAGTGATGATAAGAGGCGTGTCCGCGTCCTTGAGGATGTCTGTCCAATCGACGTTCATGGGAAAGTATGCACAGATGCCGCTGTCAGGCTCCTGCACGTACTTCGGGTCTTTTTTCTTCTTGTCCTTCTCCGTGACGTCGGAGAACTCCTGCACCGCTTTCTGGGCAAGATAGCGAAGCCGATAGAACGCAGGCCATGACGGCCAAGGCACCATTGGCTTCCGGGTGATGGGGTGGTAGTAGTTGATGCGCAGCGCGTGGCGAGCTCGGAAGCTCTTATGAAGGGTGGGGACCACGTTGGCGTCGAGGATCTCGAATCCAAGAATCTCAAAGTCGTGAAGGTCAAGCCCAGAGCTCGTAATTTTCTCAAGCGCTAGGTCGTACGCCTCACCACCGGCTGGTCTTTTTGCTATTTTCTTTTTTGTGGGGCTTGTCATCCTATGCGCCTCATACAATGGGCAACACAGGTCCAGTAAATGACCATGTGGGTTGTCCTCGGTTATATAACGACCCGCGAGGGTCTGCTCGTCACCCGCGCTCAGCTCGCGGCCCGCCACCATACCTCAGCACTAGGGGTGGGGAAAGAAGGCTGCTGCTCCTACCGACCAAGGTCTGCTGAGGACGCTTGACGAGCAACCGAGACCTGGAAACCAGGAGATGGCGGTGTGCAAGACGCGGCCGGTAAGAGCAGCAGCGAAAGAAACTATAGATAGATCGCCGTCTCCTGTAAACCTTGATTTATTTTCCTTTCTTCTTTATGAGGGGAATAGGTTCTTTGGTGGACTTAACGACCTTGACTACGGTTACCAACGACTCAATATCGGCATTAAAGAAGTTTCCACGGTAAACGGCCTTTCCATTTCCACGGCTGATCGCGGCATCAAGTGCGGCTCGTGTTACGCGCAAAAGCTTTGTTGCCTCAACTCCCTTTAACTCAGACTCGCCAAATTCATTTGAATTTACCAAATACATTTGGAGGGTTCCACCAGCTTCTTCGCGCACACGCCTTGCGCGTTGAACCTCAGTCATTCGCGCTCGAAAATCGGGGTCCGCCCAACGTTCAAGTGCTTTTTTTCGCCTTAAAGAATTGCCTCGATTTTTCACTAAATCATCGAGAATAAGTTTATCAATGAACTTAACGATGGCTTCTTTATGCTGTTTTAATAAGCGCCTTGCAATTAAGGGGTCTTTTTCCAAACTCTTTTGAATAATTTGAATGTCATTGATAAACTGCGACCTTATATTGGTAAATACCTCAGATTCGGCGGACATAAAATTTTTCCTTCAAGGTTAATTTGATAAAAATATCAAAGAATCATTGACTAAGGCATCTCTGCTCTTGGTTTTTGATTGTTTTTGCGTTGCTCCACGTTCTATGCTCTCGATTCAGAATTTTTTAGCCCACTATAGGCTAAAAACGAATTATCCAGTCTAATGTATTTATATGGGGCATATTAACATGTATTACCTATTATATATATATTCTACTCTTTCTTTTCCTAGAAGAAGTATAAAAATAAAGAGCATTGAAGCAAAAACATCCATTTATCCTTTAAAAACAACAACTTAGTACTTGCTCTCAATGTTGCTTCAGATTATCGACCGGGCACTAAATCGCCTTGAAAAACAACAACTTAATGTTGATAAACTGACTTTACGGGCAAAATTTGGAACCTTGTTCAGCGCCTCTTCGGAAAAAGTATTAGAATCGACCCCATTGGAACTCGGAACTCAGCTCCGTGAAATTCCAACAGTCAAAGTGTTCCATACATCACACCTTAGATGGAGATCTGCCGGTGGTAGCTCCCACAAAAAAACCTGTCGTGGTCAAGCCGCCCAAAACAAAGCGAGCAAAGCCACCAGGGAGTGGACGTAAGAAAGGGCAAAAAGATCGGAATAAAACCCTGAATGACGAGCAACGCAAGGCAATGGCGCTCGCCGCAGGTGGCATCACCCCATTAGAGTACGCGGCATCGGTGCTTCGCGATGAACTCGCTCCGATGAAAGAAAAGAAGTGGGCATGCGAGTTTCTTGGGCCATACATGCACCAGAAACTACCCACTGCAATCGTCACAAAAAACGAAACTGAGTTTTCGATACGTGGCGGGATAATGGTTGTGCCGGTGGCCTCAGATCCTGCTGAATGGGAAAAAATGGCCGTTGCTCTTCAGACAAAGCTGAAAGAGGACGTGCGTACATAGGGGATGGGATGTGACCACCGCGTACGTAACTGATTTTCCAGGCTCTAATTTAAATACGTCCACCAGCACCATTACCAACCCAGATACGTCTACCCCGACGATCAATGTCAAAGTTTACAACGCGGATCCTAGTGAAAGTACCTGGCAGCAGTGGATTGTTGGTCTCTCAGACGTTAATGGCAAGACCCTTTCATTTAGCGTAGACCTCACTGGGAAAGAGACAGACTCCGTCTACGAAACCACCTATGACGGGCCATGGCGTTGCGACACTGTTGATGGTGTTGATACCTGGGTGAAGATATCCAGCTACGATGACTCTGGCGGCTTCATGACGTTTACCGACACGCCAGACGTCGCAACCCGCTACTATGCTTCTGTGCCACCGCACCATCGCCTCCGTTGTCTGGCGTGGATGCAGCAACTTGAAACCAACTATTCATCTCTCATCCATGATGACCTCATTCCACGCGTGCGATTGGCTATTGGCGCCTACGTCTGTGGTAATGGCGGCACGTACCGCGATGACCTCTCACGCACCGTCTCGAACCTGCCTTCATACGGCTTTCGGGTGGGTGATGACAGCGTGGTGCCTTCTGGAATTAACGCGAAACGCGAGTTTGTCATTCAGTGCGGCACACACGTAGGTGAGTGGCATGGCTTCCACATGCTCCAAGGCTTTATGGATGAGTGGCTAACTACCTCCACCACAAAGGGCATCGCAGCTCGCGAGAACATCAACATTTATTGCTACCCACTCTTAGCGAAGGGTGGCAGTGAGCTTGGATTCAGGCGCAATGAGGCCTTGAACTCCACAACTACCAGCGCGGATATGAATCGTGAATGGGCTGATGCTGATGGCTCTATTCTCACTGTAAAAGAATGGCAGGAAATTCTTGACGAGCAACATGGGGTCTTCCTGCATAATGTGGTGGGCCATATCGACTTCCACGATGCCACAAAGTTAAATGATACCGATGGCAATGCGTATTGGAATTACTACTCAACACAAAGTAACTTAACTGCCATCAGTGATATCCTCATTGCGGCGGACTCTGAGCTAAATGCGGTGGCGGTTGGCGTAACAGGTACCACCATTGAATACTTCAACGTAAAACGCAATGGCATCGCGTGCATGACCATCGAAGTTCGGGATGAGCGTAACACCATTGCACGATGCAAGGAAATTGGTGCCAACGTCGCAAAAGCAGTTGCCGAGATGTACGATCAAAGCCTCCTTGACTCGTGGGATGGCACAAACATCGATTACGCAAACACGGTTTCTGAGTCATTCACGAGTGGGCTTGGCTCATGGTCCACTGGGGTGACGGGAACTGCTTGGACCCGCAGCAACGCCGCAACACCTACCACAAACACAGGCAACGACTTCGGTGTTGAAGGTTCTGGAACGTACCGTGTCTTCACTGAGGCAGGAACAAGCGGTGCCCCAGTTGCGGAGGGAACGGTCTTCGATCTTGTGCGTGAAAACGTCAACCTTACCCTTTACGCAGAAATGCAGTTCTCTTACGCTCGCTTCGGCTGTACCAGCAGCACGTTCTAGTGGAGATTGATGATGGATCTGGCTACGTCGAAGCGTGGTCAACATCTGTAAACATGGCTGCGGTGGGCTACCGCAACGAGGGTGTCAACCTTAGCGCGAAGACCAGCACCAGTGGTAAGATTCGCTTTAAGCAAACTATCACCGCCGGCTCAACACGCTATCAGAATGACATGGACCTGGATTTCATTCGTCTTATTCCGTGGGAGGTTTCATCTGAGGCCAGCGTCACGCCGGACAACATGGCGGTGGTCTGTGCTGAGCAAACAACGTCACTTACCCATGAGTACACAATCACGCCAAACAATGCGGCAGTGGTCTGTGCCCTTGCAACTACAACTCTGGATACCGCCACTCCAATAACGCCAAATTCACTTGATGTAACTTCTGTTGTTGATGCTTCAACGCTTACGCATGCCTACACAATCACACCAGACTCCCTGGTCATTAGCACCACTCTTGGTGCAACGGCGTTGGACGTTTTGCTTATTGCTTCCGGGTTGGTCAGCGATACAGCTGTTTCTTCGTCGTCACTTTCTTCACAGTACGATATTGCTGCGAATAGCATGGCGGTGACCATTGCTCTTGCATCTACCACCTTATCAACCGGCATTACTCTTGACGTGGATTCAGCGGTAATCGCACCGGTACTTCAAGTGCCTGTTGTTTCCGTTGACTTCATCCCTGTGAATAGCATGGCGGTGACCATCGCTCTTCTTAACGGAGACATCTCAGCTATCGGGCTGAATGTCTCTTCGCTTCAAATTGCCTCTGCTGTCAGTGATAGCGTCGCAACCGTCGGGTTCCTTATCTCGCCCGACAACCTGCAGGTGATCGATACACTCCAAGCAACGACGTTGGAGCCGTCGGTCCCTGCGCTTGTTATTCATGGGGTTGTTGTCAGCCCAACGATTTCCGGGACCCTGCTTATCACTGGTGAGTTGGCGGTGTCACTTGCTCGTGTGATCAATCTTCGCAGAGGCCGCGGTAAATTGATCTCTGTTCGTGATTAAGGAGAAACGCTGTGGCAAAAGTTATTACCGACGCCGTGCTTGACTTGCCGTGTGACGATATCAAAACATGCACTGAGATGTACATCTGCTCTGCAGAGCCTACTGACCGTGCTAACGCGATCACGCTTGCATTGGCAACTCGCACTGGCATGACTGGCTCGAACTACACCGGCCCTGCCAACGGGGCCACGTCTGGACGTCGCATCACCAAGAACGCGGAGTCTGGCATTAGCATCGCCGCCAACGGCACTGCAACCCATGTTGCACTGTGTACAGGAACGGTGATGAAAGCCGTAACCACGTGCGGCTCACAGGCTCTGTCATCGGGTGGCACGGTTTCGACCAGCGCCTTCGATGCCGAGTTCCGTGATCCAACGTAAGGCGACGCCATGACGAAGAAAGTGCGCATTGAGAACGCTGACACCTCCGATTGGAAGGTGTTGGTACAGGTCTTCAACAAATCGTCGGATCCAGATATACCCGACCAATTAGCGGAGGAAAAGGTGTTAGGTCATCCAACAGACCTGGCCGATTTCGGCATCCACTCTCACCGGTACCTGGTTGTAAAAGAGGTTCCGGCCGAACCAAAGGAGTAAGAGCATGTCACTACAGAAGATCCGCTTCATTAACGGCGGCACGAAGGACAAGGGTCAGAACTATCCAGAAGGCGCGATCCGCATGGTGCCATCTGAGGTAGCCGATGAAGATGCGTTGTTCTACATCTCCAAGGGCTGGGCTCAGGATGAAGATGGCGTTATCGCCTCAGGCCCGTTTGTGCCTGGTGCATCACCAATCGACATTGATAGCGTGGCGGTTCAACCGTGATCACAGTCGAAGATGGTTTGCGTGAAGATTCGCGCGGCATCTACGGAACGCAAAAACCCGTGGACATTGACGTCTACGGGTTTGCCTTTCGTGATTGGCTCCTTGAAGGTGAGTTGATTGACTCAATTGCAGTGACTGTTCCTGCCGGTCTGACAAAGATTGGCGAGCTGCTTAATACTGAGCCAATCAATGACCCTGTTCAAGGAACCTTCCCGACGAACACGGTTGTGCTTGTTTGGATTACCGGCGGGGTAGTAAATACTGAGTATACCTTGTTGTTCCGTGTTATCACTGACTCATCGCCAGCGCGTGATAAGACATTTGAGCTTCGGATTAAAATAAAATGAACGCCGTGGCGACCGACCAACAAATTGACATCATCTCGCCTCGCATGGTTTGGGAGCCGCTGCGTGGAAGCCAAGTCCTTGCCATGTCGTGCCCTGCTCATCATATTTTGTACGAGGGCACACGTGGTCCTGGCAAGACTGATGTTCAGTTGATGCGGTATCGACGGTTGGTTGGCCTTGGCTACGGCGCATTCTGGCGTGGTGTTATCTTCGACCTTGAGTACAAGAACCTTGACGACCTTGTGCAGAAGTCGAAGCGCTGGTTCCCACAATTTGATGATGGCGCAAAATTCCTTGAGTCGAAAGCCGACTATAAGTGGACGTGGCCAACAGGCGAGGAACTCCTCTTTCGGGTGGTGAAGAACAAGAAAGACTACTGGGCATACCACGGTCACGAATATCCGTTTGTGGGGTGGAATGAGCTGACGAAGCATGCCACACGTGAGCTCTATGACATGATGATGAGCCTTAATCGCTCGTCATTTCGCCCTGAGGATTATCCAGCCATAGACCCACAAACGAAGAAGAAGTATTTCTTGCCCCCAATTCCACTAGAGGTGTTCGCGACCACCAACCCATATGGTCCTGGGCACAACTGGGTGAAGCTCGAATACATCGATGCTGCGAGCCCCGGTAAAATGGTGAAGCGTGAGATTGAGGTTTTTAACCCACAAACACAGACAAGAGAAATTACGGTTAAGACCCGTTGCCGCATCTTTGGCTCCTATAAAGAGAACATCTATCTAACTCCTGAGTACATCATGGAGTTGGAGAGCATTAAAGAAGAGAACAAGCGACGTGCCTGGCTGTGGGGTGATTGGGACATTACCTCAGGTGGTGCGCTTGATGATGTCTGGTCAGATAGAGTGGTATTGCCTCGCTTTAAGATTCCTAGAGGATGGCGCCTTGATCGTGGGTTTGACTGGGGCTCAACTCACCCATTCTATGTAGGTTGGTTTGCAGAAGCTAATGGCGAAGAAGTTGTGTTGGAGGGTGGCCGTGTGTTCTGCCCGAAAAAAGGTTCATTGATTTTATTTCATGAGTGGTATGGCACTAAGACCATTGGCACAAATGAAGGCCTAAAGATGTCGGCCAAGGATATCGCAAAGGGCATTCTCAAACGGGACAATGAACTTTATGCGAAAAAATGGATGTCGAAGATGCCATCAGCCGGGCCTGCTGACAACCAGATTCGTGATGTCAAGGAAAAAGACGTTGACACCATCGAAAAGAAAATGAGTGACCATGGCGTCATGTGGACTGTTTCTGATAAGAGCCCAGGGTCACGTAAGAATGGATTGCAACTTCTTCGTGAGCGCCTTGAGGCCACAACCAAGGATTACGCGGCTGAAGAACCAGGTTTCTTTGTGATGGATCATTGCATCGGGGCACGGTCGACGCTGCCAGTGCTGCCGCGTGACGATGATGATCCAGATGACGTCGATACGAATTCTGAAGACCACCCATATGATGTTGTGCGATACCGCGTGCTTGCTGGTAACAACCGGGCAGCAACAAAACTGACCGTTAATGTGTCAACTTGAGGATACGATAAATGCCGAAGATCAACTACAGGCACGCTGAATATCGTCTGATGGAAAAGAAATGGGCGCTTATCGCAGATTGCATCGATGGTCAGGATGCAGTAAAGGGTAAGACGACTGTTTATCTTCCCAAGCCGAATGCCAGTGACACCAGCCAGCAAAACACCGACCGCTACACTGCGTACGTCGCGCGTGCCGTCTTCTACCCGGTTACCGCACGCACACTTCGTGGTCTTGTGGGACAGGTGACACAGAAAGAGCCGGTGGTAGAAATTCCATCCACGCTTCAAGACCTCGAGGAAGACGCCGATGGCTCGGGCATTAGTTTGCCCCTGCTTGCACAGGCCTCATTGCGTGACGCCACCTCATTTGGCCGCTCAGGGCTCTATGTGGACTACCCAACGACCTCAGGCCTTGTTTCAATCGCCGAACAAGAGGCGTTTAACATCCGCCCGACCATTGGCCGTTACCATCCGCTGGCAATCATCAACTGGCGTGTTGAGAAGATTGGTGCTGAGTCAATGCTTGTCTTGGTTGTGTTGGAAGAGACCTATGTGACCTCGGACGATGGGTTTGAAGAGCAGGTCAAGGACCAGTGGCGTGCCCTGCGCATCTACTCACCTGAAGAGGTTGCCGATCAAGCTATTCGCAATGGCTTTGCGCCCACCGCCTATGTGAATGGGCCGTTAGTCGCGCCAACTGGCCGCATCTATACGGTGGAGACCTGGGTGCGCAATGAGGGTGCTGATGCTAAGCAAGAAGAGTTTATCCTCAAGGACCGTGTGTTCCCGCGTGACAACTCAGGTTCCTTGATGGACACCATTCCGTTTTATTTCATCGGCTCTGATAACAACAACACCACGGTTGATGAACCGCCGCTGTATGACATCGCCACAATAAACATCGCGCATTACCGGAACAGCGCCGACTATGAAGATGCGTGCTACATGGTTGGCCAGCCGACCCCTTGGTTCTCAGGCCTGACGCAACAATGGGTTGATGATGTGATGAAGGGACAGGTGTTCTTGGGTTCACGTGGAAGCGTGCTACTGCCAGAGAACGGGGCAGCTGGCTTGATGCAAGTTGCACCAAACACCATGACTAAAGAGGCGATGGACCAGAAAGAGCGACAGATGACGGCCTTGGGCGCGAAGCTGGTGGAGCAACGGGATGTGCAGCGCACGGCCACTGAAGCTGGCCAAGAAGAGGCGGCTGAAACCTCGGTGTTGTCAACCATCTCAAAGAATGTTTCGGCCGCCTACGAAAATGCCCTTAAGGCAGCTCAACGCTTTGTGTCCTCAACTGGAGACGACGCGATTGAATTTGAGCTGCCAACTGATTTCACGATTTCAACTATGACGCCACAAGAACAACAACAATGCGTTGCCTCATGGATGTCTGGCGCAATCACGTTCGAAGAAATGCGTGCACAATTGCGGGCCGCTGGGAAGGCGCATCTCGATGATGAGGAAGCCAAAGACCAGCTTGAAAACGAGATGAGCCAAGGGATTGGGGCTGGCACAAGCAGCTTAGACCAACCTAGCGAAGATGTTCAGTCTGATAAGGTAGTCACCAACAATGGCTAAAAAGCCCCGCACCGCACGCCCAGCTAACGAGCACGCGGTAAACATTGCTACTCGCCATCAGGTTCTGCTTGAAAGAATTAAAGCGGGCATGATTCGTGACTATGCATCAGTGACACGCCAATTAGACCGTGCCGTGCGTGAGACAGTTGGCCTGTTAGATACCGCTTCACCAGCGGCTCGTCAACAACTCGACGATTTACTTCGCCAGTTAAAGCTGCAGCAAGAGCAAACGTATGAAACGTGGTCGCGTAAATTATTCGACCAGCTTCGCATTCTCTCTGGTGATGAGGCAGATTTTGAAGCGGCATTTTTACGTGAGCTAACTACTGCATCTGCCCGCGTCCAAGCTGTTTCGGCAATGAATGCGTATGCGGCAACCTTGGCCAGGCCAATCTCCGCAACAGGTGAGCTGCTTACGCCGTTCGTCGAAGATTGGACGCGTGGCGAAATTGCCATGATTAACAACACAATTCGACAGGGTTTTACGAACGGGTTAACTAACCAACAGATCATCACGCTTATCCGTGGCACAAAGGCCAATAATTTTCAAGACGGAATACTTGCACGTGATGAGCGTAACGCCGCGATGGTTGTTCGCACGTCAGTTCAGCATGTTGCGTCGACGTCGCGCGCCGCCGTATGGGCGGCTAACAGCGATATTTTGGTGGGGTATCGATGGATCTCAACCTTAGATTCAAAAACGACCATCCAATGTCGCAGTCTTGATCAACAGGTTTTTCCAATAGGAGAAGGTCCACTTCCACCCATCCACCCAGGCTGTCGCAGCACAACAATCGCCGAAGTTAACCAAAAATATGCGATCCCTGATGAGGGAGGAACACGCTCAAGCGCTGAAGGTTACGTTTCAGCCGATTTGAGTTACTATCAATGGCTTAAGGGGCAGTCAAAAACGTTTCAAGAAGAAGCTCTTGGTGAAACTCGTGCAAAATTGTTTCGTCAAGGTGGTCTTTCAGCAGATGAATTTGCAAGGCTCAATCTCGGTCGTGACTTCCAACCACTCACGCTCGATGAAATGAGGAAAAAGGCTCCGATTGTTTTTGAAAGAGCCGGTGTTGGTAAACCTTAAACAGAGAGGATGATATGGGACTCAAACTTGTGCTTGACTCGCTTGACGGTGTCGATGAGGCAACGCAAAAGCTTTACACCAAGAAAGATGACAAGTTTCATTTGCTTGTCGACGACTTGGAAGACACCGGTGCTTTGAAACGTGCAAAAGATCATGAAAAAGAACGTGCTCGAAAAGCAGAAGAACGGTCACGTACCTTAGAAGAAGAGTTGAATAGTTTTAAGTCCAAGCAACAAAAAGAAGAAGAAGAAGGACACAAGAAAAAGGGCGATGTTGATGCGCTCGAAAAATCTTGGCAAGGTAAGTTGGACAAACAGAAGTCAGAGTATGAAAATCAACTTGGTGTTATGACGGGCTCGCTTAACAAATTGTTGGTCGATAACGTCGCAACACAAATTGCTGCGAGAATCAGCACCGCGCCAGATGTTATTCTGCCACACGTCAAAGCGCGGCTCAAGCCTGAGTTTACCGATGGTGTGGCCGTAACGAAAGTTGTCAACGCGGATGGGAGTCCTAGCGCGTTGACACTGGACGAGCTTGCCGATGAGTTTCGTTCCAGCCCGTCTTTCGCGGCCATCATTATTGGAAGCAAGGGCACTGGTGGCGGTGGCCACGGTGATGGCAAAGACAAGGGTAAGGGTGGCGGTGACCTCCCGAAAACTATGGCGGAATGCAAAAACCCTCAACAGAAAGCCGATTGGCTGAGGGCGAATAACCGCGTTCCGCAGTAATTTTAACGGTTAACGAGAGGTGAAACATGGCATTTGACTTGAAGGTGTTTAACCAATACACCTACGCCGCGATGACTGAAGTCGTCGCACAAGAAACAGCGAAATTCAATGAGGCCAGTCGTGGCGCAATCATTCTGCGTCCTGCGGCGAACCAAGGTGACTTCTCGCTAGAAGCCTCGTTCAAAGCAATCTCTGGTTTGATTCGTCGCCGTAATGCGTACGACCAATCCAGCACTGCTGTGACAGCCGCTGCTCTGGCGCACCTGGAAAATGCGTCGGTCAAGGTGGCTGCTGGTACCCCACCGATTGACTTTGAACCACAGCAATATACCTGGATTCAACAAAATCCAGAGCAAGCTGCGGTGGTCATTGGTGAGCAGCTGGCAAAGGCGATGATGCAGGATATGCTCAACGCGGCCATCAACTCCACTGGTGCGGCCATCAACGCCGTCGCGGCCTTGAAGCATAGTGCGACTGGTGCTGTAGCTGACTTTGCTGGCCTTGTTACCGCGGCTGGTAAGTTTGGCGATCGTTCTGCGGCAGTCCGCGCCTGGGTTATGCACTCCAAGGTAATGACAGACCTGCATTTGAACGCGGTCGCCAACGGCAGTCAGTTGTTCCAATTTGGAACTGTGGCGGTTGTCTCCGATGCGTTTGGTCGTCTGTTTGTTATCACTGACAGCCCGAACTTGATTGTTACGGGCACTCCGGATAACTACCGGACGTTGGGTTTGGTGGAAAATGCGGTCCTTGTTGATCAGAACAATGACTTCTACGCCGCCATCGAAGAAAAAACTGGCGCCAACAACATCAAGCGCACTTACCAAGCGGAGTGGACTTACAACCTCGGCGTTAAGGGCTACACCTGGGACAAGGCCAATGGCGGTGCATCTCCGACCGATGCCGCTTTGGGCACTGGCACCAACTGGGACAAGACTGCGACGGACAACAAGGATACCGCCGGCGTCATGTTGCTGACCCAGTAATACAACCTAACATCACAAAACCAACTGGAGGGTCTCTAGTTGGTTTTGAAAGGAGCAAGCAACATGGCGCGCAAAATTATTATCCTGTATACCCTTGGCACAATTGATCGTGAACTTTTCGAGAAAGTGCGAGATTTTCACATTCGCCACCGCGATATTTCTGCGTCCTTCGGCTCTGATCGTCATGAGCCCGCGGCAGGCGTGATTTTTGCAATTGACCCAACCAAGTTGAAAAACAACGACAAGGTTGCAGAAAAAATTGCTGCGGTTATGGACTTTTACCACAAGTCGGAAACCCAAGTTTTCGAGTGCGCGCACGACTCTGAGAAGGAAATTCTCAAGGTGTGCAAGCAGGCGCTTAAGAAGGTCGGTGACCTTGACGACGGCGAAGATGACCAACCAGCAGCTAACGCGTAATACGGAGAGCCGGCGATGGCGATCATTGTTGAAGATGGAACAGGCGATGAGCCTAATGCCAACAGCTATATTACGGTGGCCGAGGCAAGAACCTACGCTGAATCGCGCGGGTATACCTTTCCATCCGTGGATGCCGACGCTGAAAAGTATCTCATCCAGGCTAATGACTACATTGAGTCGTTTCGCCGGCAATTCTGGGGTTCAAAAACAGACCCAAATCAACCACTGCAATGGCCACGGTACGGAGCTCAGGTTGATGGGGTCGATATTGCGTCAGACGTCATTCCAGCGGTGCTCAAGCAAGCCCAGTCGCAGCTGTCCGTAGATGCTATCGCGCAAGACCTAATGCCTACGGGCGCGGGTCGTGAGGTGGTGAGAGAAAAGGTTGATGTGATTGAGACCCAATACGCCGAGTCGGGAATCACGAATGCCCAGCCTGAGCTAACAAAGGCCAGGGCACTTCTTGAGCCGTTGCTAAAGCACAGCTTGGACAGCGGAATTCTAACGGTGCGCGTATGAGCGGGTTCTACGAATCTACCGCTGCTTCCGCGCTAAGGCTGATTAAGGAAAAGGGTCGGACGATCCCGATTGTTCGACGGGAGAACACTAGCTCTGACCCGGTCGATGGCACGGTTGTCACCGTCACGACCAATGGCACAATTACCGCAGTGGTGTTGCCAGCGTCGAAAGGCACCATAGGGGCATTTGACAACCAGCTAAAAGACCAACCGTTGATGCTTGACAACATGAGGTATATCATCGCGGCGGCGTCAGACGCGTCATTTGAACCGCGTGCATTGGATGAAGTTCAATTTGACTCAATATCTTGGGAGATTATTGGTGTCACGCCATTATCACCAGCTGGCATTCCAATTATCTACAAGATGGGCGCAAGGCGGAGATAGACATGGCTAAGAACCCCGGTGGTTTTTCTTACGCGAGTGGGAAACCTTTCACAAGAAAGATATCCGATTTCGCCGTGAAGTCCATCGATAAGTGTGACAAAGTTCGTCGTACCGTGATAATTCAATTATTTAGTGCGATCATCTTAGACACTCCAGTTCTTGAAGGTCGGTTGCGCGGGAACTGGCAGACGAAAGCAAAGAACCCAATTACCGGCACAACGGACCGAGTTGATAAAACCGGAACAGCTACTACCAACGAGGTAGTGAACCAAGTTATAAGTGCGGGCTCTGAAGACAGCATCTATATGACGAACAATTTACCCTACGCCCGTCGCATTGAATATGACGGCTATTCGTCTAAGTCACTTCAAGGGATGATGCGTCGGAATGTAGCCCGGTTTGAGCGCTTGGTTCGCCAAGAAGCTAAGAAAGTGAGAAACCAAAAATGAGTGTTGGAAAGGTCGAGGCTGCACTCCAGAAAGCATATCGCGATGCTGAGTTCTTTGCTGTTGGCAAGACTGCGTTTGAGAACGAGTTGTTTACAAAGCCAACTGCCGAAGCGTGGGGTGCAGTTTTCTTCCTCCCAAATCTTCCCAGTGTGTCGACACTTGGAAGTGATGGATATGATGAGGTCGATGGAATTTTCCAGGTTGATTTAAACTTCCCCTTAAACAAGGGAACGAAAGAATCAAAGGACAAGGCTGATCAATTCCCGAATGTTTTCACTCCTGGCGATCGACTATATTTTGACAACCAGGAGGTCTTAATCACAAGTTGCGGTCGCAGCTCGGGTCGTCCGGTGGACGGTTGGTGGAAGGTGGTTGTAACTATTCAATGGTACGCGCAAATCCTGCGCAGCTAAATCAGGAGGTTGTAAATGACTACTGCATCAGGCGCTCGCCACCGCATGACCTACGTGGCCGAAACAACATGGGGCACCACGCCGGCCACCCCCACGCTGTCAGCCATCCGCCATAACAGCGCCACGCTAGCTTTACAACGCGGCACCCTCCAATCTGAAGAAATTCGTGATGACCGTATGTTGGTTGACTTCCGTCTTGGCCAACGTTCTGTTGCCGGCGATATCGTCGGTGAACTTTCCGATGGCAGTTACGACGATTTCCTTCAGGCAGCACTTGGTGGCACCTGGGCCGCAGATGTGCTGAAAGCAGGTGTCGTTCGTCGCAGCTTCACGGTTGAACGGTATTTCGCGGACATCACGCGCTACCTGCGGTATCGCGGCTGTGAGGTGAATACCCTTGCATTAACGGTATCCCCAGAGGCAATCTGCGGTATCACATTTGGCATGATGGGCAAGGACCAGGACGCAACAGCCAGCACGGCCATTGCTGGGTCAACTTACCCAGCCGCCCCAACGTCATCTCCGTATGACGGCTTCTCAGGTGCTATCAACGAAGGTGGATCCGCAATTGCGATTGTGACTGAGGTTTCAATCAACCTCAATAACAACCTCCAGGCCAACCCGGTGATTGGCAGCATCTCAGGACTTCAGGCTACCATCGGCCGCAGTTTAATTACCGGTAGCCTCTCAGCGTACTTCGAAGATGAAGTAATGTTGAACAAGTTCATCAACGAGACCTCTTCATCACTCAGCTTTACCTTGGGTGGCAGTGGCTCTGGGATGACGTTCTTACTGCCAAAAATTAAGTATACTGGCGGCCAACCTGACACGTCTGGCGAAGGCTCGATCATCCTTCAGATGCCATTCCAGGCGTTGTACGACAGCACTGAAGCAACCAACATCAAGATTACGAGGAACGTGTAACATGGAAAATCAAGACCAACCCAAAGTCGACCAGAAAGAAGAAACTGTTGACATCGATCAGCAGGATGACCTATCACTTGATGACTTTTGCACTCGTGAAGAGGCCAACGCTGGTCGACAAATGTTTTTGGCACGCCCTGACGGCCGCGCAACCAAGAAGTACCTTGTTGTGCGTGGCATTGACTCAGATGAGTACCGCCGTGTTCATCAACGCAATATGCGTAACGCTATTCGAATCGCGGCCATTAAAGATGATGATGAACGTGCAAAGAAAATTGAACAATGCCAGATGGATGAAATTGTGTCGTTGGTATCGGGGTGGAATTTCGATAAGCCGTTCAACGAACATTCTCTTCGCGATTTTTTACTTCGTGCTCCTCAGATATCTGAAGAGATTGATAGGTTTGCTGGAAACCGCATCCGTTTTTTCAGTTCGCCGCCGATCAAATAATTGAGTATGCTCGGCGGGAGTTTCGATTATTAAAGAGGCCGAAAGATAGTAAAACATCGCTTAAAGTTCACCTGCAACAAATTTATAAACAGACTGGTACGTTGCCAAAAGAATTAGAGCAGCATGAGCCACTCCCAACTGAATGTCAGTATCTTTGGGAGTGGTTCGTGGAGATTGTACCAGGCGATGTTCAACTGTCATTTAATGAGATTGAAGCGTGGGCCCGTTTGACACGCCGTGAATTGGAACCTTGGGAGGTGAAACTCCTAAAGGACCTGGATCGAGTTCGACGCGAGGTGATGCTAAGTGACTGATGTTGCTGAGTTAGAAGTAGTAGCTAAATCTCGTGGCGTTACACAGACCACCAAGGACCTTAACGGCCTTGCGAATTCTGGTGAACGAGCTGAAAAAGCGACCAATAAATTTGCCGACCAAATGGGCAAGTTTATTGGTCGCGTCGCCATTGTCGGAACGGCCACCGCGGCATTTGTTAAGTTTGTCGACGTCACGCGTCGGTTCCAACAACTACAAGCACAGTTAGAAACGGCCACCGGCTCTGCTCAACGAGCTGCGGTTGCCTTCGACGCTTTGAAGGATTTTGCCGCCACCACGCCATACAGTGTTGAGCAGGCAACTGACGCCTTCATTAAACTGACCAACCTTGGTCTCAGCCCATCTGAAAAAGCACTACGTGCATACGGCAATACCGCGTCGGCAATGGGCAAGGAGCTCAACCAGCTTATTGAAGCGGTTGCAGATGCGTCCACAGGTGAGTTTGAGCGCCTGAAGGAATTTGGCATCAAGGCTCGCCAAGAGGGTGATAACGTCACCTTTACGTTCCGTGGCGTTGCAACTACAGTTCGTAAAGAGGCTGGAGAGATTGAGGAATACCTACAGCGAATTGGAGAAGTCGAGTTTGCTGGGGCGATGGCACGCCAAGCCGATACCTTAAACGGAGCGCTCTCCAACCTAGGCGACGCAACTGATCAACTCTTCATGAGCATCAGTGAGCTAGGCGCTGGCGAGATATTCGAGGACATCATCCGAGGTGCCACGTCAGGAATCCAAGAGCTGACTGATATGATCGCCAGTGGTCAGATTGAGGGATACCTCGGGGCTATCCTTGGAAAGTTTGACGGTTGGGCGAAGGACATCTCCAATGGCGCTGAGATTGTTGGTGAGATCTTTTCACAAACATGGGAAATTATTGGAACGGAAGGCGAAGGTCTCTTCTCATTTTTGACCGATGCAGCCACAAACTGGGTTGAGAATACCCGTAGTCTCCTTCAAATTCTGGCTGTTGAGACAGCAAGTGTTTTTGATAAAGCTGGCGCTGTCATCGATGAGGTATTCATCCAGAATAACAAGGATGCAGATGCCGTTCTTGAGGGAATTGCCAACCGTTGGGAGACGAGCAACTCAGCGCGGTTTGAGAGCATCGACTTAATTGTACAGGAGCGGGATGCCGCCCTTCAGTCGTTCCGTGATCAAATCCAAGCGGCTGACCAAGCTCGCCAGTCGTACGATCAACTACGTGATGCCCGTCGCCAAGCTGCTGAGGGGTCTGATCGTTTGGCTGAATTCCGCACTGGTGCTCCTCGTGGTCGGACTGAGGGTTCTTCTGAGAAGAAACAGCGCGAAAAAGAATTTGAATCGCTTATCGAACAACTTGCCACGGAAGAAGAGGCAATTCGGGCCTCTTATGAGCGTCGCCAAGCAATCATCTTGGAGAATACCGACGCTGGAAGTGCCCGTCAGCTGGACCTAATGGTCCGCAACGAAGAAAAGATGAACGAAGAAATTGAGACTCTTCGTAGCAAGGATATTGACAACCTCCGTGAATCATTGATGAATGAAACGGAGCAAATTGAAAATGAGTATCAAGAACGTCTTGAAATTATTCGAAGCAACGAACAACTGCTTGCGGACGAAAAAATTGCCTTGCTTGACAAGGTTGAACTTGACCGCCTTACCAAGCTAAGAGAATACCGCGAACAAGAAAATAGAATGGTTCGTGCGTTTGGCCATGAACAGGTCAATGAGTATAAGAGCTACCTTGACGCCATTGAAGAAGTTCAAGGAGCTTCGTGGGACGCGCAGGCACTGACGTACACGGGCATGCTGGTCCAGATGACAGCCAGCGGAGCGCGTGAGAGTCGGAAGCAATTTGAGTTAAACAAAGCTGCTGGTATTTCAAACGCCCTTGTGTCGGCCGGCGTTGGCGCAGCGAAAGCCCTTGAATGGGGTTGGCCGATGGGCCCCATTTTTGCAGGATTGATTTGGTTGAATGCCTTGTCTCAGGTCAATCGCATTCGTGGAACGTCATACGGTGGCGGCGGGGCAGGTGGAGGTTCGGTATCGTCCTCAGCTGGAGCGATGGGTGGTGCAGCCGCAAGTGTTCCAACGTCAGGTTTAACAATGGCACCACAGCAACAGGCTGTCGCGCAACAAGGCCCGACAATCAATATCTACGGCGGAATTCAAGGAAATGATGCCAAAAAGATCTTTAACGAATTCAAAGAGCTAATCGGCAAAGCCGATTTTGTGCTGATTGAAGAAAACACAACCAACGGAATGCGGTTAAGAGGTACTGGGACATGAGTGTCTTTACATACACAGCCAAAGATCGCGGCATGCTAATGTCTGGCCACTCCGCAGGTGTGCTCTATACTTTTGAAATTGGCATGCAGGTTATTGACCGTGGTCTTGAAGGCAATTTCATAGACCGTGAATCGTTAAATGGGATTTTTTCACGGTGGACTCATTTTATACGGGTCCCATGGGTTTTCACAACCGTGTTTGTTAATGAGCTAGAGCTTGACCAGCTTCGAGAGTTTTACTCATCGGTGCTTGATGGGTCGTCTTTCTCAGTAGATGTGTATGGCTCAATTGCCTCTCCCGATGTTGAAACTAATATGAAGATGGTTAGCAAAGCAATTAAAGAAAATCGGTTGGAAGTGACCGAATATATCAGCTTGTCCTTTAACGCAATCGGGATCTGATAATGCGTACAATTTCCCCCGCTTTTGCCGAATACTATTACAGACTTGATAACGAGCCTATCACCGTCATCGAAATTTCTATGAATGACGCGGGGTCTGAAAAGTTTTATCTTACATCCCGCGCTGACGCCGTTACCATTCCAGGTGGTTTCACTGTATTTGATGGTTGGTTATCAGACCAAAATGGAACCAGCCTTGAAATTCAACCTGAGCGCAACTCAAGCACCATTGGTGATTACGCGTTTCGTGTCATTGATTTTGATGGCTCACTTACTACGTTAATCAATGATTATGACGTAATGGGCATGGGTCTACGCCACCGCGTTGTTCGTGCCTATTTTGGGTACGTCGGAATGTCCTGGGCCGACATTGAAACTAATAACGTCCAAACCCAAATCATTGATGACCTCTTTATCGATGGAAATGAGTATGACTTTAAGTGCTCAGATATTCAACGATTTGAGAGAGTTGATATCTTCACCCCCGATGTAACCACGTTGAGCGCCAATATGACGCCAACGCAGCTTCTTGTTCCTGTCTATTCGGTTACTGGGTGGGAGAAAATGTTTCATGGCCCAACATTCACTGACGCGGTGGGTGATGAGGTAGGGTATCTTCAAATTGACAAGGAAATTATTCGTTGGAATGATACTACAACTGACGGAACACTTGGTCTTTGCTTTGTTGTTGACGGGGCCACTGGTCGTGGAGCGCTAAACACAGTTCCAGCAGAACATAAAGCTGAAACCAATTCTCGTGAAGGACGTGGAACTGAAGTCTCCTCAGTTGTCTATCTTGAAATGCCGTTGATTGAGTTAATGCTTGGCATTTTAACAGGCTCTTACTATACTGAACCTGGAAAATCATTTCCTACAAAGTGGAATTGCGGAATTAACAGTAGTTTGATCAGAACTTCTGATTTTGTTGGGTTTGGTAGTGATATCTGGGACATTAGCACCCCAGAAAATTCGTTCATTGTTCGATTTGTAGGCGAAAAGGAAACCGATGCCAAGCAATGGCTGCAAGAGCAGTGTCACGCGTTGGCAACATCGGCGCCAGTTGTTTATTCAAATGGTGAGCTTGGAATTGAGCGTCTAACAAACGTTCTTGCGGGTTCACCATACGTCGCGCGCTTGGATACCTCATGTGTCATTAAGCCATCTGAAGTACACTTAGACGAAAAATCGATTCGCAACCTCATCACAATTGAATGGAATTGGGACCATACCAGAAATAAACTGACCAGGCAGAAGATTCTTCGTGATAATACCAGCATTGCGAAGAATAAGAAAACAGTTCCTACAAAGATGGCATTCCGTGGGCTTCACGGTTCGCGCCATACGTCGACAACGTTGGAAGGGATGTTTGACCGCGCGCGTGATCGATTCGCTGGCCCTCCAATGATCATGACTGTAGTTTGTCAACCTTGGATGATGCATCTTGAGGTTGGCGATTTAGTTCTGGGGGACTTGCCATCAATTAAAGACCCCATGACTGGTGGGGTATTGAATCGTGTTTTTGAAGTTCAACGGGTAGCCATCAACTGGGAAACTGGTGAGGTTGAGTTTAAGCTCTTTGCCTCAACAGCCCCAGCAGGGCCAATTGCGCCTGAGGACCCGGATGAGCCAGGCGAAACCCCTGATGATGCTGTCATCCCAGATGCCGCCTATTCCGCCCTAGGGGTTAACCTCGCAACTTACGCTGGTGTGACAATTGTTCCTAGCGGTGGTGTGGGCCATATCACAGGTGGCACGGGGATTGTTGGTGGGGCCACGTTCGCGGCTGGCCGCTATTACTATCTTGGCGATCTGCAGTTGGATGACGGCGTTGATTTGCCAATTTTCAACAACGTTGAGCTGTGGGTGCTCGGCCATAATCAAACCAACGGAAAATACAACGGTAAAGGTCGTGGCCTCACAGGTGCGGCCGCACTTCCGTGGTCAGATTCTGACGCCGTCGATGAACCACTGCCGGCACCAGGTGGCCTGTTTGACACGAAGAATCTCGGTACCGCTGGATACATTGGTCCAACTGTCTCTGGTGGCGGATTAAAAGGGGTTGCACCCAGAACTTCTTACAATAGCATTGCGGGGTATACTGTTGAAGGAGCTGTAACAACAGTCCCAAATTTCAACATCGCATTTGATGCGGCCACAAACACGATTACCGGTATCCCAGACTCAATGATGGGAACATCTGGATCTACTGGCCACAATTCAATGTGGGAGGAGGACTTCTTTAGCGGCTCGTCTGTTGAAACCCATTCAGCTGGTGGTGCTGGTGGTAATGGTGGCGCCTCGTTTAAATGCATCAGCCGCGGGCATAGCTTTGGTGTTAATGGTGACGTCGATGTAAGCGGCGGCGATGGCATCCGCTCAACTCTCTACACCTACGGCAACGCAAGTGGTCCGTCAGCCAATGGATTTGACGGTGGTTGGGGCGCGGGTGGCGCACCTGGAGTAGCCCTGTTTATCATTGATGGTTTGATCAATGACATTCCAGAAATTGAACAGGTCACCGCGAAATTTGGTATTGGCTTAGGTGGACCTCCTCCAAGCGTGGCAAGTTCTCCAGTGGTCGCATTTTCACAGGATGGGTTGGGTGAAAGCCCACGCCATTCATTCTACATTGGGTATGGCATGACGCCGCCTGATATGTCAGGCTTTGGTGGTGCAGCACGGGCAATCTTTGTTCCACCAGTTAACACTCCGACTGAAGACCCGCCGGAAGAAGCACGTCCTGTTCTCTCCATTTCATTGAGTGAGGCGACCAATACACCGCCAACTCCAGCTGGAACATTGTCAAGCATTGAGGTTCTTATCACACCACCGGCTGATGACAACTACAGCTACGCAAAAATTTATTACCGAGTTGTGGGCCAAGAAAGTTGGCAGTACGGAACAGCCGCAGATGACGAGGGCGTTGTAGTTGTTCCAAGCGATGGAACAACCTACGAATTTGAGGCACGATCTATCACCGTAAATGCGGTCGAATCTGGTCATGGCGTGCGGGCTACAATCACCGTGACTGACTTGATCAACGACCATCCAGATGACGACCAAGTTCCAGTTGTTTTAGTTGTACCTAACGTGACAGGCCTTGAAATTGCCGGCCAGGGTAACAACACCGATTTTACCGGTCCCAATGTAACTGTAGCTTGGCGTCGGTCGTCTGACCGCGAGTGGCTTGACCCAATTACAGGTCGCCCAGCAGGTAGTGGTCCACAAGACCAGTATTTTAGCCATTACCAAGTTCTAGTTTATGACGCGGATAACGGAGAAATACTGCGAGAAGCTGTTAGGACAACCCCTCAGTTTACTTATGACTTGGCCATGAACGAGGAAGATAGCAATCGGGCTGACGTAACCCATTATCGTTCACTCGCTGGCCCACGCCGTGAGCTGTTATTTGAGGTTTATCAGTGGTCTCGCCAAAACCGCTCAAGCCAACGCCCAGCGAAGATAACTGTTCGAAACCCAGCTCCTGACAACATTACAGGAGTCAACATCGTCGAGGGTGCTTACTCGGCGAAGTTTAGCTATAATCGCCCAACTGATGCTGACTTTGCGGGGATGGAGGTGTGGCTGGACACAACTCCGTCGTTTACTCCAGACGATTTGAATCGTATTTTGCAAGGTGCTGATTCGGCTCTGACAATTGTTGGGCTACAGTCTGGTATCAATTACTATCTGCGGTATCGGCCATACGACGCTTTTGGTCCTGGCGAGATGTCCGATGAGCTTGTGTTTAGCACTGCTGCAATTGTGGTTGATCCAGAAGACCTTGGACTTGGGCCATGGGCCACAGCAGTCGATCCAGTTGATCTTGCGTTTATCAACGCCAACATTGCTGGTGACGCAATTGACTCAACAAAGATTGCCAATCTTACTGCCGCTAAAATTACAACCGGCGTCTTGATTGCCACGCTCACCATTCAGACAACTGGATCTATCCGTGTTACTCAAGGTGTTTATGAAACTCGCATTGGGGTGCACAATGCTTCAGGAATTGACTATGCCATTCGCACGTACGACGGCGCCACATCACCATTCAGTGTTACTGCCGCGGGTATTCTAAATGCGACTGGCGCCAGCATAAGCGGAAACATAACCATTATTGGTGGCAGTGGGTTCGGTAATTTCAGTGATAAACCCGCTGATTATTATATGTTAAACCAATACAGCAGCGGGGCGTTATTTACAGATGATATTGGAGTGGTTGGTGCTGAGCTACATTGGCAAAATTATAATGGCTCTGCAGAGTTGGGCCGAGTTGGGGTTTCTGACGCAAGTGGTGGTTGGATTCTTCGTGTTGGCAACAACTCCGGTAATGATATGTTCTGGGGTGCACACAAGAAGTTAACGGCCGTAGACCCAAATAAATTATACGAGATTCGGTTTCGTGCCAGACAAACTGCAGGGACCGGTGTTTGTTATTTTGGGTTAATGGGCGTTGCCTCTGATGATGTTACTTTGGTTAATGCGACTGGTGTGAACACATATTCTAGCCAGCACTATATAGCCGGAGCAGCAGTCACAGTGCCATCATCTTGGACTGAGTATATTGGATATTTTAAGGGCAGCGCCGCAACTGGTGATACCGTAGCACACAGTGACCCACTGTCTCCAGCTGCCCTGCACACAAACGTACGGTCAGTGAGGCCACTATTCATCGCGAATTACAGTGCTCTTGCCGGAACTGTTGAGATCGATTTTGCAATTATACGAGAAATAACACTTGATGCATCAGGTCGCCCAACTGCTCTATCTTATTCTGGCGATCTTAACGCAACACTAGGCGCCAACTGGTCTACAAATTTAACCAGCAGGCCAACCGAGCTAACCGATGGCCGTGTCGCCACGGGGTTAAATTCTTCTGGTCGTGTGGCCTCTGTTATCCGTGGTGCCGACCTGACCGGCACGGCCGCTACGGGCCTCAACATGAGTTCAACTCGCCTGGGCTACTACGATGGCTCGGCGTGGAAAGTTTACATAGCTAACGATGGGACGTTCTTATTTCAAGGCAACGCCAGCAACTTTGTCCAGTGGAACGGGACTACGCTAACACTGCAAGGGACACTGGTCATCCAAAGCGGCTCTGGCTATGCGAACCTAACCGACCGCCCAAATGATCTTGGTGACATCAACTCAACCGAGGGCACGAAGCTTACTGGCATTGCCACGGGCGCAACCAAAAACGTTATATACCGCCAAGCATCAGCGCCATCTTCGCCAGTTGACGGCGACATTTGGGTTGACACCGATGCAACGCCCAGAACTGTTTCATTGCGTGTTTCAGGTGCTTGGCAAGCCGATGCAGATGCCACCAACAACGTTTTAACCGTTGGCACAACCATTACCGGCGGCGGCATCACCATGTCTGCTGGTGGCTCGGTAAAAGGTGGCAAGACAACTCCAGGAAGCGGAACGGGCTTCTTCCTTGGGTACAGCAGCTCTGTCTATCAATTGGATGTTGGTGATACTACTGCTGGAAAATATATCCGCTTTAATGGTACTGATTTAACGCTTGGCGAAAACACAAAAATTCAATCTGTTCAGTCAATAACATCTGACGACTTATATTTTCAAGAGCAGCTAAATACAACTGGGGCTGGATACACAGTAAATACATCTTCAGGTGGGTCGGTTACTTTTGGCAGCACAGGCCTTATAACTTTTGCGTGTAACGGCAGCCATGGTGCCGCCGATGATGATCTGGCTCGTGCGGAGAAAATATGGAATACGGGTATATTTACTCAACATAGCTGGGACAAGGTAAGATTTTTTAGGTTTGTTCTAAGGCCGTCTGCAACATTTAACAGTCAAAATGAATTTTTTGCGGGGCTTGGCACAGAACTTCCGTCATCAACCACTTCGTACTCTGCGGGATTTGTTGTTAAGTTTGTCTCCTCTCAGCTGAGAATATATGCACACAATAGTGGCGGATCTGGTGAAACTCAAACGATTTGGGGTACTGTCCTTTCCGTCGGATCGAACTATAGCTGCTACCTTGCGTTTTATCCGGGTGATAGAGCTGAGTTTTACATAAATGAGACTCTGATCGCGACGCACACAACAAATCTGCCTACCGGTTTATCAGACGCAACAAGAGCGCCATTTTTTAATCTTGCTGCCACGGCATCTGGTGGAGCGGCTAATATAAGCATCGGTGAATGGCGCTACCTTCAAAAGGAGTAAAAGATGTCTCAATATAAACCAGGTGGAAATTTCCCCACGGTCAACGTTACAAATGCTTCTGCTACGGTCACGGTGCTTGGGGTTGACGCAACAGCCGAAATAGACGTCGGCGACACTTTCTTTGTCAATGGGGCTTTTTCTGGTCGTTATGACGTTGCCTCACGATCCTATTCATCGCCAAATACGACAGTCACATTAACTGCCCCATATGCGGGAGCAACAGCCGCAGGAGCTATTGGGGTCTTTCATCGTGATTTTACTAGTGGACTCAATTTGCCGCTACCATACGATGGGGATCTTGAATTCGCGGCGCTTAATCGTCGCCAAATGGAATTAGTTGACCAGTTTTTCCAAAATCCAGTTTGGACCTCATCTACCAAGGCCCAAGTTGGTAATGCTATTTCAATGCTTGTCGGAGCTGATTCAACAGGAACAACGGTTACTAACTCAACTAATAAAATTGGGCGACTTGGCATCCCCCACTATCTGACTGCTGAAGAGCCTGTCGGCGCTATTTTTGGCAATTCACAGTCATCTACGAATCAAGTTGCTATTGGTGGAGGAAGTTCACTATTTAACGCGGCCACGCTTGTTGAGATCTACACGGGCGCTACGACAACGACGCAAACAGGAACGCGTCGAACGTACTGGAATTCTGCAGGTCGGATGCTTGTGGGGGAACCAACAGACGATTCTACTTGTTTGGCCCAATTTAATGGGCGCATCAAAGCGACTGATTTTACGACGGCCGGAAATTACATATCCATAAACGACGACACGGCCATAAACTTCACAGCGCCAAACGGGTCGGCGAGCACTGGTTTTATCTTGGTAGTATCCTCTAATGTCTCCACTAGAAACGCCATTTTATGGATGCGGCCAAACACAGGTGGCGCCTCAACGGCCACCCTTTATGCTGGCAGTGACGTAGTTGTGACCACTGGGGTGCTGTCTGGAACAACTGGGACGGACGCCAAATTGAATATCTCGGCTCACACCGACGGCAAAATCTATATTGAGAATAGAGCGGGGTCTGCAATTCGTGTGAATTATATTGCCATGGCCGCAACCTAATTGTGTATAATTTAACCAGCCGATAACCCGGCTAATTTTGGAGAAATAAAAATGGCTAAAATTTTGACCAACCAAGAGCTTCTGTCGATTAACGGAGCCCCTCTCATTAACCACGACAGCAACAAGACATTCACACTAAAATCTGCAATTATCAACTCATTGATGGCACAGTACCAAGGAGAGGAGAATCTTTCTGGCGAGGAGAAGCTTAAGCGATTTGAAATGGCACTTCGCGTCCAAAAAGAAGATGTCATCGACCTCACCTCTGAAGAAATTTTATACATCAAAGGTTTTATTGGGAAGGCATACCCACTAGCTGTTGTAGGTCCTGCGTTCATGATTCTTGAGGGCCGCGAGGACCAACTACCCCCACGCTTGGTTATTTTGACAAATCCAGCTGCTACAGACCCACAACCTCACTAATGGAGTGCATTATGGCAATTAAGTGTGATTTCAATCTTCATGGCGCAACGATCCCCAATGCCTACGTTCGCGTTCATGAAATTTCCGGTAGTCGCCACCACGGGTGGAATGCGCTCATCTGTGCGTATTCAGATGCTCATAAGGCAAAGACGTACCGCCAAGAGCCAATGCTTCAATTCAATATCCGCATTCCATATGTGGAAGGTCAAGATCCGTTTCCGTTAATGTATGAAGAGCTGGCGAAGCATCCGTTTATCTCTTGTCCAGTGCGAATTGATGATGTCCCAACGCCACCAGGCGAAGGTGAGGCAGAAACTCAATCTGGCGGCAATGGCGATAAGCCTGACCGTCCGCCAACAACCCAACCGTAGGTCGTGTGTCATGTGGCTCGGTATTCTTTTGACAAAACTTGTTCTTTCTACCTTTGTTATCAAAGTATCGAGCCGCGATGACCTTCGTCGTGCCTCAGCCTGGGCTTACCTTTTGGTGCTGGTAACCCAGGTTGCATTGATGCCAGCACCTAACTCGCTCAAGAAAGATTGGTTTTTGTTGTGTCTAATTTTGGATTTTTCATTGTTGTTGCTTTGGATATTCGCCTCACCTAAATGTCAACTAAGGACGTGGATGGTGTGTGGTCTTTCATGGTGCGTTGTAGTTAACTATGCAACATTTGAAACCTACATCTCTAAAGTTGATTTTTTCTATGACTGGTACGAATATCTAATTGCATTTGGCGCGAGTATGGAACTTGCCGCATTGGTTTTGGGATCGACTAAGGAGAATTTGCATGACACCACCGCCGAAGGAGCGTAGAGTGGAGTCCCCACATTCCTGGGGCCCTAACCGTCGGGGAATCCACCTTGACGGAACTATTAGCCTTACGCATATTATCACGGCGGTGCCGATGATTATGGCTGTGATTATTTTTGGTTTTGACCTGCGAGCAAAAACTGACGCCCAAGCTGTTGAGCTTCAAGGGGTGAAAAAAGAGATTGTTCAAATTCAAGTTGATTTTGATCAGCGTCGACGGGAAGATGTCGAGTCGCGCCGTTTGGAACGTGCTGAAATTTTGTCTCGGGTAGACAAGGTTGACAGTAAACTTGACCAGCTTCTTCTCTTACAGTCAAGGGGTAAATAATTATGTTCAAGCTCAGCCCACGCTCAGTTAGAAACCTCGTAGGCGTCCATGAGGTCCTTATTTCTACGGTGCACCGGGCAATTGAGATCTCTGAGGTCGATTTTTCCATCCGCGACGATGGTGGGCTGCGAACAATTGAAGCGCAAACAGAAAAAGTACGTGCTGGAAATTCAAAAACGTTAAATAGTCGCCACCTAACGGGTCATGCGGTTGACCTTACAGCTATCGTTAATGGCCAACCATCATGGGATTGGGATCACTATTACAAAATAGCTAAGGCAATGCAAACCATCGCTAGAGAAAAATCATATTTGATTGTTTGGGGTGGGGTTTGGGATCGGTTGTTATCCGATCTTGGTTCTGACCTCAAAGAAGAGGTTGTTCAGTATATTGCAAGAATGAAAAAATTAAAAGGGCCAACCTATAGGGTGCTGACCGATGGTCCGCATTTCGAGCTACGACGGAAGGAGTACCCGGCATGAAGATAAAAGCCCGTAAGGTTGGCCTGATTGAAAACTGGCGCAAAGCGTGGAAGTTCTCTAGTGTTATGCTAACTGCCAGCCTAACGACTCTTGCGGTGGCGTATGATCACATACCTGTGATGAAAGAGAACATGCCAGAGGATTGGCTAAAGTATGCACTGCCATTCATCATTGTGGCGCGTATTGTGAGTGTCGTAAAACTCAATGGCGAAAAAGAGGAGCCCAATGATGTGGCCGAAACTGACTAACCTGATCATTCCGTGGTGGGCTTACGCGGTAGTCGCGTTGGCTGTGATGAGTGCGGCGACCACTGGCACATGGTGGCTGACTGCAAAATACAAAGATGCAATCTGGTCGGCCGAGATTGCAAACATGAAGAAAGACTACGCCGACAAGCTTTTAGCGCATACCCAGAATGTACGTGCTATTGAGCTCAAACTGGAAAGACAAAATACTGAAAGTGAGGTGACCAACCGTGAACGAAAAAACCAAATCGATCGATTACATGGCGATAATCGCGCTCTTATTGCTTCTGGCGGGCTGCGGGACCCTGGCGCAAAATCCTGCCCCGCCACCCCCGTGCCCGGAGAGACAGTCACCAGCGTGGATGAGAGAGAAACCACCCACGGCCGACTTTCAAGAGAGGCTGAAGAATTTCTTCTCCAATTCGCCTACGACGCCGACCAAGCCGCCATCTACGCCACTGGATGCTGGGAGCGAGAAGGAATAACTTCGACCACTTTGCTGGAATACTAAACCGTGCAGGAGGTGCGGTTAGGATGGCGGAGAAAAATAAGCCAGTGCTCCGTGATGAGGTGATGATCTTCGTTGCATTGAAAGCAGAGGGATATAGCTTTGCCGAGATAGGACGTAAGATGGAGAGGTCACCAGTAACAATTGAAAAGCATATTCGTGGATACGATAAATATAAGGAGAAGTGGTTTACTGAAATGATGTATAAAAGAAGGTAGGGCTCTCAACCAGCCCTACCTTCTTTTTGTTGCTTAGCGGACTTGCGTATTCGCCGCTGCCTGCGTGCCAGAGGCTGTCATGGTTCCAAGGTTGACGATATCCTGGTCCTGCCGACTGCGCAGGATTTGGTTACCGAATCCATGTAATACCGTAAACAGCTGGGCAAACTGAGCTTGCAGTTGTTGCTGTTGCTGTGCTTGTGCCTGCGCCTGCGTGACAACCTGCGACACATTTACCTCAACATCACGTGAGCGCCGCGTGAAGCGTTCTTCAACCAACGCAGATTGAGCCACGGCCAACTCGCGTTGCAGGTTGTTTTCCTGAATCGAGTTGACACGATCTTCAAGCTTGTCGATCTTGGCGACGATAATGGTGCGGGTCTTGTCACCTTCATTCGCCACGGTTTCACGGGTTTGACAACCTTGGGCACTGACATTTTGGTTCACAAACTGAACATCGCGATCCAGGAACGCAATTCCGTTTTGGACGGCGTCTTTGGTGTTGGCAAAGCCTTGCTGCGTGCCCAACGCCAGAGAGCCGATGGCACTTTGAATTGCATTTTGGATTTCCAACGCGCTAGTCGGAACTTCAGCACGAAGTGAACTTTGACCCTCAAGCAACGTCTGTAAGATTGCTGCCTGGCCAGGTCCGATGCCAGAAGATGGACCACATGAGGCGTCGTCACCACCGAAGCCAAAGCCACCACGACCACGGCCAAGCAGAGCCAACAGAATGATTGGCCATAGGTTGTTCATGCCGTTGTTATTGTTCGCCATCAGTGGACCAAGCATCGCCAACGCGCCGGCACCACCGAAGCCATCGTTGTTGCGATTGCCAAGTGCAGCGATCAGGCCAGCTGTATCACCACCTTCATTGCGATTGCCAAGCGCAGCAATAACAGCGGCGAGCCCAGCTCCACCACCGCTACCCCCGTCGCCACCGACGTTGATGTTTACCTTGTCAGACTGTAGACCTTCCATTTGAATATCCTCATCGATGATCGCCGAAGAAGTTCGGCAACTCAATTTAGATCGGGTTGGATATTGCAGTGGTGGCGCAGGCATACATCTTGGCTATGCCTGCAGCATGGGTGTTTACCAAAGAATTATCTAGCACAGTTGTATAAGAAATGACCAGCTTAACGAGCTCCCCAGAACGCGCGAGTCGTATCCTCGTTCTGGGGATGTATAGCCTATCAGACTAGGTGTGAGATATGATGACTCGCAACCGCTCCCTAAGAGGTTCTGGCTATCTCTCTATCCGCCTCTGGTCAGATTCATGGTCAATCTCCCAGAAAACAACTCCCATAGACGTCCAGACATCTCCCACAGCTCCAGGGCCTCCGGATGTGAGTATTTCTCCAAAAATACAACTCTGCGACAGCTGGTATTCATGAGCAATTTTATGCAGGTCATGCATGGGCTCGCGCTGACGTAGATCGTGTCAATGTCATACACATCACGACATTGGAGCAAGGCGTTTTGCTCCGCGTGAATCGCCTGACAGCCATCAAGGTTTGTGCCACTCAGGCTGAGCGCGCCGGCGCATGAGTTCGGGTGTTTTTTAATTGTTGCACCATCAACTGTGGGTTGCCAACCACCTGCCTGTTCAATCTTGGTACACCAATCTGGATTCACGTCGTTGCAGTGAGGCTGACCAGACGCCACCCCGTTATAGCCCGTGGCTAACACATGGCCACGGGCATTGAGGATGACGCATCCTACATTTCGACGGCAACAGGTTGACCTGGTCGCGGTTGCGGCGACCAAGCTCATCGCCCATTCATCACGTGTTGGTCTCATGTCTTACTCCTTTGCTTCCCACCAACGTAGCGGGTCACCTGGCTTCGTGTCACGGAGGTTGTACAAGCCAGCTAAAAGAAGAAATGGGTCCTTGAACAACGCTTCTGGGGTTTCATTTGTTTCAAACTCAGCGCCATAACGATCTTGCTGGGCGTTAATCAAGTCCAACGCAGCGTCTATGTTCTCCTGGTACAAGTGAAGGCTTGCCGCCGTGTGGTAGAGGACCCCAGGCGACACAGAGGTATTCCCTTTGTAGTGCGTGTTTAGGCGCGCACAGACGTAGTGACCAAGCATGGAGAAATTGAAGACGTCGTACGGGGTTCCAAGCCAGATGTCATTGGACCGCATGAAGATATGAACATTCAGCTTATCTCCTCGAATTGAAAAGAACGCTGACACGGTGCATGGAATGTCTTTGCTTGGGTTTGGGTTTGGCCGCCAGATTGTCAACCCGGCTTGACGCGAGTCTCGATCTTCAATAAGTTTATCGGTCACATAACCTATTTGATTTTTGATCATAGGGCCGTAGGCACCAGCAAAGACGATGCCGTCATCGCTAAACTTGGAGATATTTTTGTTCCATGGCGCAATTCCTTCGACCGTGTCATCACCAGAAAGAATCCAATATGCCTCCGCCGCCATGAATTGATAGTTTAACTTGCGCTCTGGGATAACGACTACAGGTCGTCTCATGTTGACAATAACAGTTTGTTGGAGAATTTCGATGGTAGCCTTACCACGCGGAGATGACGGTTTTCCGTCTGACAAAATGTGCTTGAGATTATAAAACCAGGCTTCACTAGCCGGTCCTTGTCGATGGATGGTCATTTCAACTTCCTCGCTTATTGAGCGCTTTTTGGAGAGGCTCGTAGGGCTGTTTTGAGTTAAACCGCAACCAGCTCTGCGGGTGCGGAACTTTGGTAAAGAACCAAGTATCTTTCATCCAGGAGTTGTCAAACACGGCGTTCAACCGACTTTCAGCCGCGTTTCCAAGCGCAATCACCCGTGCCTTAGGGCCATTTGGAATCTCATTAACAACCTCAATTGCCCGTTCCAGAAATTCATCTAATCGATGTTGATCGGCATTGACAAAGAGCAAGTCATGCTCCGGCACGCCCATTTTCTCCAACTGCCCAGTAAGCCAGGCACTGCACCCGTTTCCTGAGAATGAGACAAATGGGTACTGAAGAAATGGCTCTTGATTCTTTACCTCCGCGAATGCCTCCCCCACGATGATATTTGTGGCGCCAAAGAAGCCAGCTGATTGCACGTCAAGAGAGTGAATTATTGCCCTATAGTTATCAATCAAATGCGGGTCAAAAAACGTACCACGTTGTTTTATGTAATCAAAATCGATGATTGGCAGTGCAGATGTCATCCAGGTATATGAATCATATACATGGAGAAGTTGCTCCTCAGTTTCAAGGTACTCATCTTGCTTTCGCTGAATAAAATTCTCACGAATTATGGCCCACTCTGGGAGGCAGCGAACGACAACGGCCCCGCATCGAAGGGCGACGCGCTCAAGCATTCGCTCGTAAACACGCCCAATTCGATCAGCCCCATTGCGGAACGCCCGTCCATACGGACCTTCACTCATCCAACACCGGTCAAAGACCACGTCTTGGTATCCAAGAAGCGCGGGGATCATGGCTTCGACGTACATGCGGGCAAGACCTTCTTTGACGTTCTTCATCGGGCCAAAGTGGACGTACCGCGCACCGGTGAGTTCGGCATATTTTCTGGCTGTTGTTGTCTTGCCCCCGCCATCTGGACCTTCAAAAATGGTAAGCCTTTTACTGTGGCTTGTGGATAATGTCGTCACGGCACTTCTCCTCGTCAACTACGATCTTGCTTAACCAGTCTGTCTTTATCTCATCAACCCAAGCATTGGGCTGATAACCCGTGGTCAACAAAATTTCCATGGTCCGTGGGCCAACCCACCCAGGTGGTTTCATGGCGTCAACCAGATGCCCGCGGTGAGTTTTCCCAGGGACCTTCTCCATGTTGGCGCGTTGCACGTCGTCCCACAACGTTTCCCATGGGAGGCCGAGCATCACAGCAGTTCCCTTGGCGACGTAGACAAGGTCTATGAGCGCGTCGGCCTGCAGGGCGAGATCCTGTGACTGGCAGGCTTGCTTGAACTCATCAAGCTCTTCCTGCAAGAAGTCAGACCGCTCCTTCAGCTTGCGCTTGGTTAAATGACCTGGGATTGTGAAGTTCAACTGGCCAAATTTTTTTTGGAAGAGCCGAACATCTTCAAGCTCATCGTCATTGCCAATCAACATTGAGATCGCGTAGTGAATGCCACGTTTTAGCCGACCCCAGACCCTACTGAGATTTTCAGAAGCCTCTGATAATGACTCAGGTTTCTTTTCGCTCACTTCTTTGCTCCTTTCACAGGTGTCGGTTTGCGGCACACCCAAAGGTTGTTGCGCGCGTGGTCTGGGTACAATGGAGCAAAGATGCAGCTGATTGCGTCATTGTCAAAGTACTGAGACAATGCATCGCGTACAGACTTGATGTGAGAACTGTTCACGCCACTGTCGCCTTTGCCAATGTGCTTGATGTCCATGAACGTACCAAATCGATGTTCAACGACGAAACCAGTTTTCTCTACGTACTTTTGGAGTTCTGGCACCGTATACTCGTGGATGTGATTGGCGGCATGCCGCACTCCGTCGTAACATGGCGTTGACAAGAGCAAAACACCGCCAGGTTTGAGGCAGGCGTACATGGCTTTGAGAAGATTGATGCCATGCTCAATTTTCATGTGCTCAATGACCTCGTAGTTCACCACAATATCCCAACCCTCAGGTCGTAACAGCTCTTTGTAGCGCTCAACAAAATTGAACTCACCATAGAATGACAGACACACATTCTTTGACGGTTTCAATTTATTGAGGTCTACGCCAGTGTAGTGGTTACAAGATTTTGTCGCGCCACGCGTCAAAATCTTGCTCAATGGCTGGTCTTGGCCACATCCAATCTCAAGAACATTGTCGCTCTTCTTGATGAAGTTACGGGCAAAGCTCCACCGCCAAAAATGAGCGGAGTAGTCACGATGAAGGGACTGTCCATGTCCCGACTCGTGAAGTTGCGTGGTATCATAATCACGGTCATCCCGCAATTTTTCTTTTTTCTGGCGTTCAGCCATGTTAACTCTCCTGGCACGATTAACGGGATGGCGCAACTTATTTTGCGTCAGGCACCTTCTCGCCTTTCTTCCGCATGTCATTCCGATACCATTTGACGTACCCACGCTTGCTGTCGTCCAGGCCAAACGCCTCTTGCACTGAGGCAAAGATCTGGTCATCAGACATCTTGCCCACGCGAATCAAAGAGCGAAATGCGTCTGCCGCGGAGCCTGGGGTTTCAGTTTTAGAGGATTTTTTGCTAAGGGTCGATTTTGCCGGGGCATGGTCATCAGCCTTAGCAACTTTTGAAGTCTTAGCTTCTTTCTTAGTTGGCTTTGCCGGTTCTTCCTTGGATGGCTTACCAAGCGTGGCTTTCTTCACCGTGCCACCTTCGAATGGCGGATTCTTGCCAGCGTGCAGCTTCTTGTCCTTCTTAGATTCTTTCTCTTTGGCAACTTCAGCCGCCTCAAGTTTTTCTTGAAGAGTTTTCTTTGCTTCACTGCCGCGTTTAATGGCCATGTCTTGATCCTCTTTTGCTATCGGAATGATTGTGCTGAGAGCGTTCATGACCTCAGCGGTGGCACCCAGAATGCGGGCGTACTCGTACAAATACGAACCTACTTTTTCAAGCGGGTACGCTCCAACGGGCTGTGACTTAAACAGCTCATTGAATTCGGCTTCTGACAGCGTCTTAACTTCAAGAAACGTGCCGGTAATAAGATGGATAAATCGGATAGTGGGAGATTTCGCTTTCGTGTCGATTGGAAGACGAAGGCAGAACCTTCTTTTGGAATCAGTATAGAGCTGGCATCCTTCTTGGAATGCAGACGCATTTTTGCCTTTCACAACAACCTCCTGGTATTTTTGAAATGTTTCTGGCGCAACAATGACTTTTTCAATAAGTTCTTTGGCAGGCGGAACGCAGTTCTCCCATCTTGATGCTTGAGCAAGATGAAGTGCGGATTCTTTCACCAAGCATTTCGCATCTGGGGCAACAAGCTTAAAGAAGTCTTCAATCAAAACCTCACGGACCTCAACTCTCAATATGTCATGCGTAACGTATTGAATCGCGGTCTTCGTGATAGCTGTGACGATGGCCTCATGACCAGCTAGCTCTGAGCCCCCATAATGGCGAACTTTTCCACGCCACGCAAAGGCATGGAACCACGCAAGACGGTATTTTGGTGAATCTTTAGAGAGCTTCATCTTGGCGCCCCATAATGGAAGCCTTCTTTGAGTCATTTTCCCATTGGTTCAAAATTTCCAAAAACATCATTTCGCCATCTTCATGTGACAACAATGCCTTGATGTATTTCACAACCCGTGGTGATGAGTGGTTCATCTCAAGCACTAGAACCCGACGAGCATTTGCCCAGCTCTTGGTGCGGCCAATGTAATACGCAATCCCGGCAGTGGAGATAACACGGGCAAGAGCTCTGTCAATAGCCTTTGGCTGATCCATAGATTAGAATTCCAGTTGAAAGCCGACGGCGATAACCTCGCCAGGAAACCCAAAAATAGTAAGATTCATCTTATCTGTAAGCTCTACCACCAACCGCGGAGCCACCACAAAATCGATGTCTCTGCCAGTCTTATACTGGTACCCTGTTGCTAGCCCGACAATGACGTCGCCACAAACAAAGTGGTCTTTTACACAAAATTGGTCGGAAACATAACCAATGGAGTTGGTTCGTTTAAACCCGCTGTTGACATAACTAGAAACAAACAAATTTTTGTACTCAACTCCAATGAAGTCGTGGTTTGTCTCATTATATTCAAGACCGTCAACCTTGTTCCAATGGTACGACCTCATGCCAAGGTCAATCTTGGCTGTAGAAAGGTCGTTAGAAAAGCAGGTCGGTGAAAGAAATAAGGTCAAAAGAATGGTTATGATGGCTCGCATTTGGTCAATCCTTAAGTATCCTCAGCGAGACCATCATATCATGGCCATCACACCGTGTAAATAACTAATTACCTGCCAAACCGAATTAAAACGTGTCTGGCGTAGGCAACAACCTGCTCTTTGGTGTTGAACGAGAATGCGTAGGCCAAGCCTGCCAGGTCGATGTCAGATGGATTTAGATGTCTAAACATCTTGATCTCGTGGAGCTCACAGAGGGCCGTGATCACAGTGACGTAGTCGCCATGTTTCCACTGGGCAATAGGCTTCTCGATTAACGCGCCAAGCGCTTCCTCTGAGACTGGGTCACAAAGAGCAGACATAGTAGATAACTCCGCCAATGAACCCAATAAGAACAACAAGCGCCACAACTGAATTTCGGCTGTCTTTTTCAAGTTTGTCATAAATGCAGTCATTCGGTGGGTCAAATGGCATCCAGAGAATGGGTGGCCCTTTCTTGTCTTTCATGATTCTCTCCCTATCTTGCTTTTTTGCCAAGTTTCGAAAGTTCTTCAAAGAATGAATCATGGCCGTGTTCCTTCCGCGAGATCGCGGCCATCACAACATGATCAATGCCCACATCTGCCACTAAATGATGCACAAAGACGCGTTTGTTCTTGTTACCTTGACGCCAGACCCGGCGAATCAGCTGGTCATAAGTCTCGTAATTCCATGGCACGGTGTAAAATGCCACATGATTGCCAGCCTTTTGAAGATTCAATCCACGTGCCACCGCCTCAACCTGCCCAAAAAGCACTGGGATTTCGCCGTTGTTCCACTTGTTTTCGACTGCTTTTGCCAGCTTCATGTCAGTTGAGTTTGGAAAAAAGACCGCCTCTGGGAACGCCTTCTTCAATCGCTCATACTCGTGTTGGTATTCATAGGCCACCAAAATTGGAGATCCTTGAAGTTCATCTATAAGTCCTTCAAGCGCCTCAATTTTTGAGTTATCAATAATGTAGTAGTCGCGCTCTTTTTTCTTCGCGATGATCTTGTCAAACGTGACAAGCTGCGGGTCATCATAGATGGCGCCACCGGAGATTTGCCGACATTTGTTTGAGCGAACCCCGGCAGACGAGGCCGATACCTTTCCTATGCCAAGGTCGGCCACAAGCATGTCTTCTAAGGCGGAGTAGATTTTCTTGGCCGTGTCACTCAGCTCAACTGGAATTATGTTTGAGACAAGCTGCGGCATGTCAATGTGATCATCAGCTCGCATGGACAACACGCTAGGCGAGATTGCCTCATAGATCTCCTCTTCCTTGCCCTCAGCCAGCACAAAGCCGAATCCAGAGGGGTGAGGTACAAAGTACTTTGCTCGATAATGGGTGATATATTTTCCAAGCGCTCGACCCATGTCGATGATGTACATCTGACCAAATAAGTCCAGAAGACCATTTGCCACGGGTGACCCAGTAAGACCCCACCGTCGATCAAACGTATGAAGGACCTCTTTTAGGATCTTGAATTTATTTGTGCCGTGGTGCTTGAATTTTGTTAGCTCATCAATCAACAAAATGTTGAACCCCATTTCCTTGAACCTCTTGACGTCAATGTGGACATTTGTTCGGCCTCTGGGGTCCTTCCATTTTTCTGGTTTGATTAACCAATCCAACCCCTCTGGGTTGATAATGTAGATATCAGCCTCACGCTCCAAAGCCTGGTCTTTCTTCGCCCCATGAAGGATTTCATAGGTCAGCCCATCAAAATTGAGCCATTTTTCCATTTCGGCTGGCCAGACAAGATGGCAAATTCGAACTGGCGCCACGATCAACACGCGGACAGGGTAGCCTGATTTTTTTAGCTCTCGAACAGCGTCAAGCGTGATGCTAGTCTTTCCGAGACCTGGGTCGAGGAACAGAGCTGCGCACGCGTTGTTTAGCAAAAAGCTTTTTGCCTTTTTCTGATACTTGTGCGCGTTCCAACGCTCTTTTGACGCTTTGAAAAGCGAGGTCTGCGTCGTCGTGGACTTCGATTTCATATTTGATCTTCCTCAAGTACTCAATGCGGTCAGCCTGCAATCCCTCAGGTTCTTCACCAGGGCGTTTGTATTCATGAACCAGCGGAACGCCACCTGGAATCCAGTACAATCGATCTGGCCACCCACTGGCGTACCGCATAACAAGCTTGACACTGGCAACCCCAAGCTCATTGAGGGCTCTCTTCGAGACAGCCTCTTCGATGTCAGACTCGTATCTACCGCCTGTTTTAGTGGTCATAACAGCCTTCTCATAAGAACGCCACTGAGAACTTCGCTGTCGATTGCTTTGATACATTTTACCGTGTCAAAAGGAGTGAGATTATAGAGAACACTATCAACCCACTTTCCTTCTGTGATTTCGCCAGAAGGAAGATAAAACTGCCACCGACCACCAACAAAGAACGCCGAGTCAGCCGTTCTCAACATCAACTGGCCGGAGCGAGTTCCAGTTGATTTCGATGTAACAAGAAAATGGCCAGAACCACCGTTGACGTCAACGTGCCACGCCAATCTTTGGGCCCAAGGCCATACCCTACTGTATGGCGGGTTGTTCCAAACACGCGCCTTGTATTTCCACCACTTATCAAGGAGGCCGTCGTCTTCCTTGGTGAGCATTTTCTTTGCTGTTTTCCAAGGCATGTTTGGTGGGCACGCTGGGTCCAAGTCAAAAGGCCCTAGTGCCTTAATAATTTGAGGAGGCGTCAAATAATCATCTGAACCAAAGCTGTGAATTATGCCCACCACAAACTCCTAGTACTTACACGGGCCATTGTTGGCCTTCCGAAAGTGACAGTAGGTACAATATGCGCCAGGCCTGGGTGGGAATCGTTTGTCGGCCATCATTGGTTTCACACGTTTTTCCCAGAGCTTCATTAGCTTTGGGAGGTCTTTTCGTGTGAAGTGTAGACCAACGTTATCAGGCCAAAGAGTTCCCTCGTCAGTGTAAGCCAGTCGACAGTAGACCTCCTCGATGTGTGGGTAAAACATCAAGGCACCAAGGGCGTAGAGCTCTAGCTGCTCTCGGTATTCCTCATTTTTCTGCTCTTTGAATTTACCCGTCTTCCAATCTGTGACGACCATTCCAGCTGAGTCATCTGAGAAGTCCCCAAGGTCAACCTTGATGCGAAGCCAGCAGTTGTTCCAATCATCGTATGTTGTTTTAGACCAATCTTTGCGAAATGCCCAGGTGTCTTCAACCACCATGGCAATGAGCTTTCGTTTAAATCGCTTACGAAGATTTCCAAACACATCTTTGAAGTTAGCCAGCTCTTTTGGCAGCTTAGCAATCTTTGACTTGATGTAGTCCTCAGCAGACTTGTGGATTTCATTTC